ATCCACGAGGCTTTTTATTCACGTCGGAAGTTTTTATCAGGCTTGAAGGGTCTACGTATAGCGGACATGGTTGTCTGCGGGAATGCGTGTCGTGAGTCGTCACGTGTACGTCGTTCTGAGCGGGCAGCTTGAGGTTTGAACAAGGCTCAGTTTTGGAATCGTTGTAAGAGCGACCGTTATTTCTTTTTTGCTCGTTGTTTACGGATCCGAGTTTTGCAGGTGGACGGATCGTATCGGATGGTTCCGTTTGAGCCGAACGCTGAGCAGCGGATAGTACTTTCGTGGTTGGAGGAGCAGGAGCTCCATGGCCGGCCGATACGTTTTATAATATTGAAGGCTCGCCAGTTGGGTATGACGACTTTGGCGATGGCTTTATGGTTTCACATGTGTGTTTTCAAGGAGTACGTTCGCTGCCAGGTAGTGGGTCATACGGCGGCTGACACTCGGAAGATCGCGGCGATACCTTATTTGATGAATTCTAAGCTGCCTGAGGCGGTACGGAGTCGTTGTCAGGCACGCAAGAAGGGGCATAATTTATATTGGTCGAACGATTCGTGGTTAGAGTCGACGACACAGGGTGCTGACGAGGGTGGTCGGGGCGATGCTCCGACGGCGGTACATGCGACGGAGTTGTCTTCTTGGGATGCTTTGCGTGTTTCACGGACAGCTGAGGAGGTATTACAGGGGTTTTTTACTCCGGTGAACCTGGTTGCGGGCACTTATTTGGGTTGTGAGTCGACTGCTGGGATGGCTTCTGGGAGCATGTATGAGCGTTTTATTGAGGCTCATACTGGCAAGAAGAGTTTATGGAGGAGCTTCTTTTTTTCGTGGCAGGGGATTCCGAAGTACGCTTTGGTTTGCGATGAGGAGACTCAGCGGGTTCACGCGGAGATGGTTGAGTTATATGAGTCTGGCGACGAGCCGGGCGCGGTTGTTTTGGCGAATAAGTTGGAGTATCCGCAGATTTGGTTTGAGCGCGCGGTGAAGTTTGGTTTGTTGCCTGGGGAGTTGAAGTGGGCTTTGGCGAAGGTAGTGGATATGAAGGGGGATATCCGTCGTTTCGACCAGGAGTTTCCACTACGTTGGCAGGACGCGTTTGTTGCGGGCGGCCGTCCTGTTTTTGACCAGTACGTGGTGTCTTCTTGGGACAAGGAGTCGGCTCCGGAGGAGACGGTTGTGGCTTCTCGTTTAGTTGAGCGCAACGGTGTGATTGATGTGGATATTTTGGGTGATTGTCTACGCATTTTCAAGGGTCCGGTTGATGGGCACGAGTATATTGTGGGGACAGATTCCGCAGCTGGGGTACGTGACGGGGATTTTTCTCCGGTGGGGGTGTTTGACCGTCATACGCGGGAATTTGTAGCGATGTTGTACGACAAGATGCCTCCGGACGAGCAGGCTGAGCAGGCGGTTTTGTTAGCTCGTCTTTATAACGGGGCTTATTTGATACCTGAGATTAACGGGCATGGTTATGCGTTGGTTCGTCGGGTGTTGGATTTGGGTTATCCGTGTCACCGTCGTTATCCGGGTCGCGAGATGAAGCCTGGGGTGAAGTGGTCTGAGGCATTGGGTTTTATGACAACGAAGAGTAATCGTCAGATGTTGATTGATATTTTGGCGGAGGGTGTACGGACGGAGGGGATCACAGTTTGGAGCAAGGATTTGCTGAGTGAGATGCGGACCTTTGTTTATAACAATCACGACCGGGCGGATCACATGTCGGGTCGTAAGTCGGATGCGATAGTTGTGGCTTGTTTATGTTTGTATGCGGATCAGATTCTGCGTCCGCCGGCTAATTTGAATGTGGATCCGGGTGTTTGTGAGTTCAGCGGTTCTCGTTTGGATGAGTGGCGCAGGACGCGGCGCGAGGGGTTATTGAGCAAGAAGGGTAATGTTCATCCGAGGTTGGGTTCGTTTTGAGTCTTTGGATTGTGTTTGTTCTTTGCGTTTTGGCTTGTGTGTTAGGGTATTGGCTAGGTCGCCGGTTGAGTGTTGTTGAAGAGGTTGAGGCGGCGTTGCTGAAGGTGGCGGTGGATCGGGCTGTGAGGGCTCAGTCCTGGGTTGATTTTCAGCAGAGTGGGATGCGTAAGAAGTTTGAGGATGCGTTGAAGGAACGGAGGTGATTTTATGGCGGGGGTTTTAGAGACGTCGCCCTGGTGGGGTCCACCTGTTGTTAGCGGGTTGGCGAGTCTTTTTACGGGTTTTGGTTCGACGTGGTTGGCTAACGAGCTGCGTGACGATCCGCCTGAGATTCCGGAAGTTAGGCGTCAGGCTACTCGTTTTGGTGGTGGTGGGGGTTTTACGCCTCCTTTTAATCCGGTGAATTTTGGTGGTCGGACTGCTGAGATTTTTCCTGGTTACCGGCCGAGTGAGCGTCCGGCTTATCGTCCGGAGGTCAAGGGTGGTTACGATCGGTTGTTGCGTCCGCCGAATCCGGCAGTTAGTCCTGATTTTCAGCGGATGCAAACGATGTTGAGTTAGTTGGGTGTTTAGGGGGATTTTGTAATGGCTCCGAGTCCTATTCAGCAGCAGTACAGTGAGAAGGATCGCAGCAAGAAGAAGGCTGTGTTTTACGACCCGACTGAGAAGGAGCGGGAATTTATTTCGTATGTGAAGGAGCAGCGCCGTGCTGGTGAGGATTTTAAGCGGGATAAGGTACGTGCTGCTTGGGTGAATTTGTCTTTTTATATGGGTCGTCAGTGGACTCGTTGGAACGATGTTTCGGGGCGTTTGGAGGAGATGGGTCGCGAGGATTGGCAGGTTCATCTTGTTTTGAACTATGTTCGGCCGATTATTCAGCAGTTGGTGGGTAAGACGACGGAGAATCAGCCGACTGTGACGGTGTTGCCTGCGACGATGGATTCGGACGATCGGCAGAAGGCTCGTGCGGCTGAGAAGTTGATCAGCAAGCACTATTGGCGTGAATTGGATATGCAGATCAAGGTGCAGGACTTTGCTCGGCTTTTGTATCAGACGGGGTTGGCTATTTTTAAGGTGTATTGGGACCCGGATGCGGGTGGTGATTACGAGCTTGAGGATCCGTGGACTGAGGAAGAAGAGAACATTGTTAACGAGTTTGAGCGCTATGGGGTTGAGCATGGGATGAAGAAGCGGGTCCGGAGCGGTCGGGCTGGTGGCCCGGTGGTGGATGTGCTTTCGATTTTTGAGGTGGGTTGGGACCCGGGTGCGAAGTCTTTTGACGCGAGTCGTTGGTGTTATCACGAGAATTCGATGCACATCGATGCGGTACGGAGCCGTTGGAAGAACGGTGTTCATGTGAGTGTGGATGACACTTTTGATGGGGACCAGTTGAGTGGGCGGTTGTTTTATACGAGCACGGGTGCCGGTGGTCAGAATCAGAGTGAGGTGTTGCGCGATCGGGTTCGAGTGACGGAGTATTTTGAGTTGCCGTCGCCGCGTTATCCGAAAGGGGTGTATGCGATTGTTGGTGGTGGTGTTTTGCTTGAGTATGAGGAAGAGCTACCGCACGGTGATTTGCCCTTTGTTGTTGCGCGGCATTTGCCGGTTCATGGCCGGGTTGAGGGTGATGGGGCGATTACGGATTTGATTGCTCCGCAGGAGGAGATTAATAAGCGCGTTTCTCAGCGGATTGAGAATGCGAATCAGATGTTGAATCAGAAGTGGTTGGTGGTTGCGGGGTCTCTTGTTAGCGGTGAGATTACAGATCAGCCTGGTGAGATTGTCGAATATGACGCTCAGTATCCGGCGCCGCGTGCGGTAGCTGCTCCGCCGATGCCGTCGGATGTGGGTCGGATCCAGGAGGAGATGTTGGCGCATTTGCGTAACATTTCTGGGGTGAGCGAGATAACGCAGGGTGGTTCTGTTCCTTCGGGTATTAGCGGTCGTGCGATTGGTATGGCGGCGGATAGTCAGGCTACGGTTTTGGGTCCGACTGTGCGGGAGTTGGAAGTTGCGCTTGAGAAGGTGTGTATGCGGTTGTTGAAGTATACGCGCGATTATTTGCCGATTCCTTTGACGATACGGATTCTGGGCCGGGATGCAGTTCCGGAGATTTTTGATTTTCATGCGACTGATATAAAGAGCACGGATGTGATTATTCAGCGCAATTCGATGTTGCCGCGTCACATTTCGTATCGCCGGGAGCAGGCGATGATGGCGTTTAGTCAGGGCGCGTTTGGTTCACCGCAGGAGGCTGATGCTCAGCGTCGGTTGCGCAAGCTGCTTGAGTGGGGCGAGCTGGACGAGCTGTACGGCGATAACAGTAAGGATCGGATTTATGTGCGTGAGGTTTTGCATCGGATTGTGAAGCTGGGCCAGCCGGTGAATCCGGAGCCAT